GATACAAGAACAACAAAAACTAGAAGAAGAAATAAGATTGAACTTTGAGGAACCTCCTCACATAATGCAAGGATAATAAATGCCAACAAATGTTTATTTTGACACTGGCACAACTTCAGAACAAAGACTATACGAAGACCTAATAATAGAACAACTGAAGATATATGGCCAAGATGTTTTTTATTTGCCACGAAAATTGGCAAACAAAGATACTATATTTGGCGAAGACCCAGCGTCATCTTTTGATGACTCTTACATCATAGAGATGTATGTAGATAACTCAGATGGTTACATGGGTGAACAAGAGATTATTAAAAAGTTTGGTCTAGAATTAAGAGATGATATTAGATTTACTTTATCTAAATCAAGATGGGAAACACTAGTTAAAAATAATAGTGATCTAGTTGCTGAGAGACCACAAGAAGGTGACTTAGTTTATTTCCCAACTACAAAAGCATTTTTTGAGATACAGTTTGTTGAACATGAGCAACCGTTCTATCAACAGAGCGCTCTGCCTGTTTACAAATTATCTTGTACTAGATTTGAGTACAGCTCAGAAAGAATTGATACAGGTATTGCTTCTATTGATTCTGTTGAAGATAGTTTATCAACAGACACAATGAATTTTCAGTTTACACTAGAAGCAGAAACAGGATCAATTGTGTTAGAAAGTGATATAGGTGACACTAACTATTTAATTAACGAAGACTTTACAATGGCAACACAACAACCAGTAGATCAAGGCAAGGCATTTGAAACTGCTGCTGGTACTAATACGTCATCTACGACAGATGATATATTAGATTTTAGCGAAAGAAATCCTTTCGGGGAAGTGGATGATTACTAATGAGAGACAGACATAGACAACTTACAGACTACCATCAAAAATCTTTAAAAGAACAAAAAGAAATGAACATGGTTAGAAATCTAAAAAAAGAAGTCACTATTGGTGCAAATGGTACTAGAGATTATGTAATTAAAGAAGGTATCAACAAAGGCAAAATAGCAGACAAAGGACAATAATGTTCGGACAACATTTTTATCATAAACAAATTAGAAATACTGTAATTGCGTTTGGTACGATATTTAATAATATCAATATTCAACGTACGGATTCTAGCGGAAATCCTTTACAGAAAATTAGAGTGCCTTTATCATATGCACCTAAAGAAAAGTTTATTGCAAGACTAGATCAAAATGCTGATCTTACTGGAGACGATTCAAGCGTGGCGATTACTCTACCTCGAATGTCTTTTGATATTACTGGTTACTCTTATGACGCAACTCGTAAGTTAAACAAGAATCAAAAGATATCAGTCACAAAAAATACAAGCGGCGATAACAAAACAACTAATACACAATTCTCACCTGTACCATATGATGTAAGTTTTGATTTAAATGTCTATACAGCAACCTCAGATGATGGTCTTCAAATCATAGAACAAATATTACCTTTCTTTCAACCCGACTATACGGTAACTATGATTATGGATAGAAGTTTTATGGATACGAAAAGGGATATACCTTTTGTATTAGAGAGTGTTGATTACGAAGATAGTTATACAGGTGCGTTGACAGATAGAAGAAGAATTATTTACACACTAAGATTTACGGCAAAGATATATCTATATGGACCAATAACATCTAGTGCTATAATTAGAAATGCAGAAGCAGATATGTACACTAATACGGCAGATGGTAATCCACCTAGATCAACTAGGGTCACGGTCACACCAAATCCAACAAGTGCTGACAAAGATGATACCTACACTTACACAACGACACTTGAATTTTTTGATGATGGATTAAATTATGATGAAAAGACTGGTCAAGACAAATAACATAAGGTTTTAAAATGAGTAGCATTGATGATAAATTGAATGAAGTATTAAATATTGCTGACGAGGTTTTAGAAAAGAAAGAACAAAAAAATCCTCTAGAGATAGTAAACGAACCACCTACACCTGTTGCACCAAAAAGTGTTGATGTAGATACAGACTTTGACACTGGTAGAAACGAACTCTATAAGATGTTAGAGAAAGGTAATACAGCGATTGATGGTATATTAAATCTTGCAAAAGAAGGTGAACACCCTAGAGCATATGAGGTTGCAGGACAGTTAATTAAAACACAAAGCGAGATAGCACAAAATCTACTAGAACTACAAGGCACACTTAAAAAATTAAAAGAAGAAAAAGGTAGTGTACCTAAAAATGTTACCAATGCTTTGTTTGTAGGTTCTACAACCGAATTACAAAAACTTATAAAGAAAAATAAAGAAAAGAAATAATGTCAAAACTAGATCAGTATTTAGGAAATCCTAATCTAAAGAAGGCACACACAAAATCACGATTTACACCAACACAAGTAGATGAAGTGGTAAAGTGTCTTGATGATCCTAAATACTTCATAGAAAAATATTTAAAGATAGTCTCAATCGATAAAGGTTTGATACCTTTTGAGATGTATGACTTTCAGCGGAAGATGGTAGATACTTTCCACGATAACAGATTTACAATTTGTAAATTACCTAGACAAAGTGGAAAGTCAACTATCATTGTATCCTACCTCTTACATTACGTTTTGTTTAACGATAATGTGAATGTTGCAATACTCGCCAACAAATCTTCTACGGCAAGGGATTTATTAGGGCGACTGCAACTTGCTTACGAGCACTTGCCGAAATGGATGCAACAAGGTGTCATCAATTGGAATAAAGGTTCCCTTGAACTAGAGAACGGAAGTAAAATCGTAGCGGCGAGTACATCTTCTAGTGCTGTTCGGGGAAGTACCTTTAATATTATATTCTTAGATGAGTTTGCCTATGTGCCTAACAACATCGCTCAAGAATTTTTTAGTTCGGTATATCCTACAATATCATCTGGTCAATCATCAAAGGTTATGATTGTATCTACACCACATGGAATGAATATGTTTTATAAGATGTGGATGGATGCAAATAGTAAAAGAAACGATTACAAACCTATTGAAGTACATTGGTCTGAAGTGCCAGGTAGAGATGAGGCATGGAAAGAACAAACAATTAGAAACACAAGTCTCGAGCAGTTTCAAACAGAGTTTGAGTGTGAGTTTCTAGGTAGTATCGATACACTTATCAGTGCAAGTAAATTAAAATCGATGGCAGTTATTGACCCTAAAAGAAGTCCTGGTGGTTTTGACATATACGAAATGCCAAAGAAGGGTCACATATACACAATGGCAGTTGACGTTGCAAGAGGTATCAATAATGATTACTCTGCTGTCATAGTCTTTGATGTCACAAAAGCGCCATATAGAATTGTTGCAAAGTATAGAAACAATGATATCAAACCAATTGTCTTTCCTAACATACTAAAGAAGTTAGGCGATCACTACAACAAAGCGTTTTGTCTGATAGAGATAAATGATCTAGGTCAACAGGTTGCAGACGCAATGCAATTTGAATTAGAGTACGATAATATGATGATGGTCACACAAAGAGGTCGAGCAGGTCAGGTACTAGGTGGTGGCTTTAGTGGTCGTGGTAATCAGTTAGGTTTGAGAATGACAAAGGGCACAAAAAAAATCGGAACTTCAAACTTAAAGAGTCTGATAGAATCTGATAAACTAATTGTAAATGATTTTGATATAATTGCGGAACTATCTACTTTTATTGCTCGTGGAAAATCTTTTGAGGCTGAACAAGGTGCAAATGATGACTTAGTGATGTGTCTAGTTATCTTCTCTTGGATGGCAAATCAGAGATACTTCAAAGAGTTGACAAATGTTGATGTACGAGGACAAATGTTTACTGAACAACAGAATGCTATAGAGGCAGATATGGCGCCTTTTGGGTTTATTGACGATGGATTAAACGATCCAGAAGGTATGAATAACTCATTTTTTGATGACGCAGGTGAATTATGGTCGCCTGTGACTTACCGAAAGGGTGAGTAGTAAAGAACTTGATTATAATAAATATCTACAAAGGGTTATAACTAATACAAATTACTTAATATATTAAGGAGAACTAAACATGGCTTTT